CAAGCTCAGTACACTTTGAGGTTTCATTGGAGCATTCTGATGACAACTCAACTTTCACTGATGTAGCTCAAGCCGATATTGTAGATGGAACAATATCATCTGGTGGTATCTTCTTGAAGTTAGATGGTACAGCAGGTGGTAATCCAGATACAGCAGGAGAAATCTTTAGAGTAGGTTACAGAGGTGGCAAGCGATACATAAGGGTCGTTCTTGCTAAAACTGGCACACACTCAAATGGTACTCCATTAGGTGCATTTGTCATCAAGAGCCATGCAAGGCATACTGGTGATAACGCATTTACTGCACACGCATCCTAATTGTTAGCTAGTGGAGAGGGGAGCAATCCCCTCTCTATGTGAGATATCAAAATGAAGATAAAAATTACAAAAAGTATTATTGGCACAGCAAATGCTCAAGGGTCACATACCAAGATGTATGCACTTGGAGAAGAGTTTGTGGCTACAGAAGAATGGCAGATGAAGTTAGCTCATCAGTTCATGGATGCAGGTTGTGCTGAAGAAGTAAAGACTGTAGAGCCTACAGAGACAAAAAAAGTTAGAGCTAGAACCAAAACAGGACATTACAAGGCTGATGACCCTAGCACACCAGACGTAGATGAAGCATGGGAAGAAGCACCAGTTAAGAAATAATCAAGGTGATCTATGAGCCGAACACTTGACGCAAACATTACATCGGCAATCACATCCGACAATATCGAGCCATTTTTTGCTTTTCAAATAGCTTTCGACACTACAACTTTATATCTCTATACAGGAGTGGGGGATATTACGATAGGTGGGAACACCTATAGAGGAGTGGGAAGTGTAATTAACTTTGACAATGTAGAAGAAAGCTCTGATATAGGTGCTAAAAACGTCACTATTACTCTGAGTGGTATTCCGTCATCAAATCTGTCACTGGCTCTCACAGAGCCGTATCAAGGCAGAGAAGTTACAATTTTATTCGGCATACGAAATGCAAACCTCTTGTTTTTGGCTAGTGAAGACGGAGAATTTATATTGTCAGAGACAGGTGGCTTATTAGATGTTTCTTCTGGTGGATTAGATAATGATGCCACTTCAACTCTATTTGTTGGATATTTAGACCAAATGGATATAAATGAAGGTGCAGAATTTAGTTCTATCACAGTAAGATTAGAATCGAAGTTATTAGAATTAAACAGGGCAAGAGTTTTGAGATACACCTCTGCTGTACAAAAAGCTTTATATAGTGGAGACAAAGGTTTAGATTTTGTCGATCAATTACAAGGCAAGACTTTCAACTGGGGTAGAAAATGAAGAAGGATACTTGGGAGAAAGACCTTGAAATATACATTGAAGAAATCCGTAACAAGCCATTTGATTGGGGTATTCACGATTGTGTTGTGTTTGCTAATCAAGCTATCAAGGTTCAGACTGGCAAGGGTTTTTTTGATGAATTTTTACCAGACTACGATACGGCTATAAAAGCCAATAGAACTTATAGGACAATGCTTGTAGAAATGAAGGTCGCAACTATCAAAGATGCTATAGATACAAAACTGACACGATTTATAGGTATGATACCACCAAAGGGCAGTATTGTGTGTGCAGTAGAGAGACAAAGAATAGAGTATGGCATAGGGCATAAACTGGGGGTAGCTATAGATCATAGAGCAGGTTATTTAGGATGGAACGGTTTGCAATTTGAAAAAATAAAGTCTGGAGATGTATTTTGGACTGTAGACTAATATTTAGCTTTGCTTTGGCATTATGCCTTATACCAAGCGTAACCTATGCCAATCCATCAACTATAGTATATTACGCAGTAACTGCGTTTAATTATATTGGAGGTACGGCTACTGTAGCTAAAATTGCTACTTATGTGGCTACATCTGTTGCAACCAACTATATTTTAAATGCCCTTGCTCCACAACCAGAGTTGCCAAATCTAAACGGACTGGGTTCATCTAATGGTGGAGCTACATCACATGGTACGACAACAGTTGGGGGGTACAATATATCTGGTATAGCAAGTGCTGCCGATCATCAGATTATATACGGTCAGACTAGAGTTGGTGGGGTTATAGTATTTAAAGAAGTAACAGATAATAATAAATTTCTTCATGTGGTCTATGCTATGGCAGGGCACATTTGTGAAGAAGTGTCTAAAATTTACTTAAATGGTGAAGAGCTTACTATTGACAGTAATAATTTTGTTACATCACCTACAAAATATGTAGACGGAAGTAATAAGTTTATAAGGGTAAAAATACATCTGGGAGACCAAACGACAGGAGACAGTGATCTAGTTTCAGAAAGCACAAAATGGACATCAGATCATAAACTCAGAAACATTACTTATATATATGTCAGATATGAGTTTCAAGCAGATGCTTTTCCCAATGGTGAGCCAAGTCTTACAGCATTAATCAAAGGTAAAAAGTTGTACAATGCCAACACAGGAGCAACAGCATGGAGTGATAATACTGCTCTAGTCATTAGAGATTATCTAACAAGTTCTTACGGACTAAATATTCCTACAGCAGATTTAGATGATACAACTTTTGCTTCTGCTCAAGAGGTGTGTGATAATTCTATCAATTTGGCAGTTTCTTTAGGTGGGGGAACACAAAAAAGATACACTTGCAACGGTGCTCTCACCACAAATGTAAACCCTAGAACTGTTTTACAAAAGCTTGTAGCGTCTATGGCAGGAATAATGTGGTATTCACAGGGAAAATGGAGAGTAAAAGCAGGTTCATATACTAGTCCAGTTATCACCCTTACAGAAGATGATTTAAGAGGAAACCTTGCCATCCAAACACGGCAAAGTCGGAGAGATAACTTTAACGTAGTCAGAGGAAAATTTAGAGGTGCAGAAACAAATTTTCAAAATACAGACTATCCAGAGATACGATCTAGTACGTTCCTCAGTGCAGATAACAATGAAGAAAACATCATCGACTTAGAATTACCATTTACAAACACAAGTTCTATGGCACAGAGAATAGCTAAGATAGCGTTATTCAAGAATAGACAGCAAATAGTTGTCAAAGGTACGTTTTCTATGAAAGCTTTGCAGGTGCAAGTTGGTGATGTTATACAACTTACAAATAGTAGACTAGGTTTTAGTGCTAAGACTTTTGAAGTGCAAAATTGGGTATTCACACCAGATTTACAGCAAGGTCTTACTATAGCACTTACGTTAAGGGAAATTTCAAGTGCTGTTTTTGACTGGGATGCAGAAGAAACACAATTCGAGACAGACAATACTACATTATTAGACCCATTTAGCGTTCCATCAGTAGGTCTCACTGTTACTAGCGAGTTAAGAGTTATTAACGAAAAAGTCTCACAGGTTCTTATAATTACAGCATCTATGAGCACAGTGGATGCTTCAAGAATTGATTTTGTTGAAGTTGAGTTTAGAAAAGCTTCTGATTCTGATTTCAAGGTGGTAGGCACTGGGGAATTAGGAATATATGAAGTGTTTGATGTTGAAGATGGCTCTTTTGTTGTACGATCAAGAGCAATCAGCACTTTAGGTGTCAAAGGCACTTACAATCAAACAACGGCTAGTATAGCAGGGCAGGGTGTTGCACCTGCTGACGTTGCAAATTTTGATGCAATTGTTTCTGGAGATAATGTCATATTAGGGTGGGATGCCATAGCTGATTTAGATTTATCTTTTTATACGATAAGATTTTCTAGCGAGTTGTCTGGTGCTACTTGGGCAAACTCCACAACTGATACAGAAAAAGTGCCTAGACCTGCAACGACTTTTAGTGTTCCTGCTCGTTCTGGTACATACATGATAAGAGCCTACGATAAAACAAATGTAGCATCAGCCAATTTTACCTCTGCTGTTGCCATACCTACAACGAGTTTAGTGCAATTCAGTAATGTAGCGACACAAACAGAAAGCTCGTCTTTTTCTGGTAATAAAACAAATCTACAGGTAACAAGTGGTGCTTTACGAATGACAGATGTTTCCGACTCCAGTGACCCTATATTAAACACAGGAACGTATATATTTTCTTCTGATATTGACGTTGGTTCAACAAAACTTGTCAGAGCAGAAATTATTGTCAATACAATACGACTTGATACAGCAGGTAGCACTAATGACTGGGATAGTATTGGTGGAGGTTCTACTCTCTGGGATCAATTAACTGGTAACGTAGATGATTTATCTGGTACAACATCTCAACAAAAGGACTCTGATGTGCAGTTTTTTATTGAACCATCGACATCTGGGTCATTCACTGACACATATCAAAGATTTCGTGCAGGTTTCTTTACTGGAAGATATTTCCGTTTTAAGATACAATTAAGAAGCACATCAACTAATATCACACCGAATATTTCATTACTTAAAGCAGAGGTTAGATACAATTAATGGCAAACGGACACGATTACAATATAGCAAACCAAACAGCACCTAGCTTTCGTACTGATTTAAATACTGTACTTACAAACATAGTGTCAACAAACTCTGGTGGGTCAGCACCTGCCACTACATTTGCAAATATGTTGTGGTATGACACCAGTGCTAATCAACTAAAAATGAGAAATGAAGCCGACTCTGCTTGGATAATTCTTTTAGAATCCGATCAAACAAACGCTAGAGTTAACATAATAACAGATGATATACAATATGCGACTTCAGCAGTAACTAAGGTCAAAAATACTTCTGGAGCAACGGTTTTATCATTACAAGTGCCCTCACAATCTACAGCAGAAGCAGGAACAGAAACAACACAAGTTATGACTCCACTTAGGACAAAGGAGTCTATACAGGCAAATGCTATAACGTCAGTGGTCGCAGGAACTAATGTATCTGTATCGACATCTAGTGGAGCTGCTACTGTTACTAATTCTATGTCAGCAGGTTCTGGACTTAGCTTAACTGGTGCTTCAATGAGTCTAAACTCTATAAGTGGAATTACCAATGTGGGTTCATATATATTAGGTGTGACATCTTCCAGTGGAGGATTGGCCGCAGGAGCTACAGTATCTGGGAGCAATCTTTATTATGCAGGACTTGAGTTTCCTTATGGTTTTACAAGTTCTGGTAATGTTACTAATGACGGAGCAAGAATATTGGCAAGTCCTACAAGTGTAAGTAGTGGTACTTGGAGGTATCATGGTAGAACAAATTTCAATAGTGCGTCTGGACATTATGGTTGGGGTGTTTGGCAGAGGATTTCGTGATGATAGAGATAAAACAATATAAAAATGCAAAAATCGTTAATGAGAATGGTGATATAGACTGTGAGATAAAACATCCAGTACACGGATGGATACCTTTTACAGTCAATTTAAACGACACTGGAAGCGATATAGATGTAAAGAAGCTTAGTGACAACATTAATCTGAATGGAGACGCACAAGCGTACACAGCACCCACAGAGGAAGAAATAAATAAGCAAAAAGCACAACAAGTTAGAGATGCCAGAAATTATATTCTTACTTTCGAGGTAGACCCAATAGTCTCAAACCCACTTAGATGGGCAGATATGACTGAATCTAAGCAAGATGAATGGAAAAAGTATAGGCAAGACCTGCTTGACATAACTAAACAACCTAAATTCCCAAAAGTTGTGACTTTTCCAAAGAAACCAGAATAATATGGCAGTAGGCAAGCTTAGACATAAATTGTATGTACAAACACAAACCAGAACCAGTGACGGTGGTGGGTCTCAGAACGTCACATATAGTGATTCGTTTTCTGTATTCGGCATGATAGAGCCAAAAACAGGCTCTGAGAGGGTATTTGGAGACCAATTGGAGGAAAGAATAACACATATCATTACTACACGGTTCAATAGGAGCATCACCTTTAAAAACAGACTTCAATATCGTTTCAATAGAGATGGTGCAAGCTATACAAGGACATTTAACATCAAAAGAGTGATAAATAGAGACACAAGAGACAGATATTTAGACATTCTTGTTGAGGAAGGGGTGGCTACATGAAGGTTTCTGTTAAAATTGATAGAGAAGGTAAGAATCTAACTGGTTTGGAAGCAAATATTCGTAAAAAAATGCAACAAGTCATAGCTTACGGAATAAATGCTACAAGAAACACTGCTGTAGACAATATTTTGCGAGGTGCAAAGAGTGGAGAGACGTATGTAAAGTACAATCCAAGAAGGACACACCAAGCATCAGCATCTGGTCAGTTTCCTGCCAGTGACACAGGCTTTTTAGCAAACAATATTGTAACTAGCATACAGGCAAACGGCTTAGAGGGTGAAGTAATTAGTCAAGCAGAGTATTCGCAGTATTTAGAGTACGGTACATCTAAGATGGGTGCTAGACCTTTCATGCAACCGTCTCTAGAGCAAAATAGACCAAAAATAAGAGCTAGATTAAGAAAGTTATTGGGATAATGGCATTACATTCTTTTGCATTACAACAAGCAATATTTACAGCCTTAGATGGAGCAACGATAAATGATGTTGATGGCAATGCGATAACTGGAGTTTTTGATGATGTTCCAGAGAATACGGCTTATCCTTATGTTGTTATAGGCGAAGAGACAGCCACAAATATAGACACGAAAGATAAAGATGCCCATGAGCACACCCTTACCATCCATGTCTGGAGTCAGTACAGGGGTAGAAAAGAGATAAAAAATATTATGAGTTCAGTATATACAACGCTACATAATGCGAGTATAACTGTAAGTGGTGCTTCCTTAGTGAATATCAGACATGAGTTTGAGAATACACTAACCGAAGCTGATGGAATAACTCGACACGGAGTCATGAGATTTCGAGCCGTAGTTTTTGATAGCTAAAGGAGAGAAAAAATGGCAGCACAGAGAGGTAAAGCCTTATTACTTAAAATTGACGTAAGTGGTACTATGACTACTGTTGGGGGTATGAGATCAACGTCCATGACTCTTAATGATGAAGCCGTAGACATCACTAACAAGGACAGTGGGTCTTTCAGAGAGCTACTTCCAGCAGGTGGTATTCAATCTATGACAATCACAGCGTCTGGTGTATTTACAGACTCAACTGCTGAAACAACATTGAGATCGGCATACGGTACATCTAGTTTTAAAAGCTACAATGTGATTGTGCCAGATTTAGGCACTTATGCAGGTACGTTTATGATAGCTAGTCTAGAATATGCAGGTGAGTACAATGGCGAAGCTACTTACAGTGTTACTTTAGAATCGTCTGGGTCAATTACATTTACGGCTGCTTAATAAATGGCTTGGACAGAGACAACTATTACAAACAATAAAAAAACAGATTATCCTGCTTTTTTTAAGAAGAAGAATGGCGAATATACGTTTGCTTTTACTTCAGCAGTCCAACTGGACGGAGTTCACATAAGTCGTGGACTGGATAAGACTTTTCTATGTGGTGGTCATACACATACCATTACATCAGTAAAAGATGTCGCTGATCGTGGCGAAGAATTTATCATAACAACAACAGTGGAGTATAAGAAAAATGTCAAATCAACTAAGAGGGGAGATTGAGATCAAGCTTGGAGAGCAAACTTACAACTGTAAATTAAATTTTGATTCTCTTGTGCGTATCGAAAATACCTTAGATACACCGATTTTAAAACTGGCACAGAAAATTTCTGAAGCAGAATTAAAAGTAACAGAGATTAGTTATATCCTTTTTACAGCCATAAAAGGTGGTGGTAAAAACATTACAGAGAAAGAAGTAAGTGATCTCATATGGAAAGTTGGTTTTGTTGACGCTATAAAAGCTGTAGGAGAAGTTATTTCTATGGCATTAACTAGTGGTGATGACGAAAAAAAGTAAAGAGGGGTTCTGTAGTTGAAGAGATCAAGTGGAGAGACTTACTAGAAACTGGAATTGGAGTGCTTCAAATGACACCAGAACAATTTTGGAATTTAACAATGATAGAATTTTCTTGTGCAGTAGAAGGTTTCAGTAGTTTTCATGCTTCTCAATCAGATACCCCACTTACAAGAGATGAGCTACAGGATATGATGGAGAGGTATCCAGACTAATGGCAACAGCAGACGAACTCATAGTCCGTATTAAAGGTGACTTAAGCGACATCACCAAAAAGCTTAAGCAACTTGAGCAATCGACAGCAACTACTACTAAGAAGGTAAGTACAAATTTCAACAAAATTGCTTCAGTAGCGAAGCTTGCTGTTGGTGCTGTGGTAGTTCAACAACTTGCTAGAGGTGCGTCTGCATTAGTAAGGTTTGCGTCTCATGTCGAAGAAATGCAAGCAAAGTCCTCTGTGGTCTTTGGACAGTTTGCTACACAAGTAAGGTCACAATTATCTAAATTTGGGGATGAGGTAGGCAGAAGTACTTTTCAGTTAGAAGAGATGGCATCTCAAATACAGGACACTTTTGTTCCTATGGGGTTTGCCAGAGGTGAAGCATCACAGTTATCAGTACAATTGACGAAGCTTGCAACAGACGTAGCATCTTTCAATAATGCCAGTGACGTTGATACTATGAGAGCGTTTCAGAGTGCTCTGGTAGGTAATCACGAAACAGTGAGAAGATTTGGTGTTGTAATTACAGAAGCAACTCTTTCACAAGAATTGATGAGGATGGGCATCAATAAGCTTTCTAAAGATGCTACCAATCAAGAGAAGGTGCAAGCACGACTCAATTTATTATTAGCAGGTACAACCGATGCACAAGGTGACGCTGCTCGAACATCAGAAAGTTTTGCTAATCAGATGAAGGGATTAGGAGCTGCCTTGTCAAATCTTGGGGTTGCCGTAATGACACCTCTACTGCCACAACTTGCTGAATTTGTAGGAATGTTGAAAGCAGGTGTAGTTTCTATCAAAGAGTTTTTATACAACACTGGTATCTTATCTAGAAATTTAAGTCTGAACAGCGAAGCAACAAAAGAGCTTATACAAGCAGAAGAAAAGTTATTTGAACTTAGAAGACAACAAGCACTACATGAAGCAGATACAAGATTACCAGAAGCAGGAGCAGGAGCTTTAGCTAGTGCAGAGCGAAGAGTCCGTAATTTAAATAAGCAAATTCGTGCCAATGATATGCTTGCAAAAATACAAGAACGGCAAGCTAGAGTGCAAGATGAGTACAATCAAAAGCTAAGACAAAGAGGAGAAGCTGAATCAACCATAAACGCTGCCATTGCAAAAGCTAAAGCAGAGCAGGAAGCACTTAAAGAGCAGATTAAAGCTACAACTCAATCTCAAAGAGAAGGCATAAAGGCAACATCAGAACTTTCATCAGAGTTTCTGACTATGGGTGAAGGTGGAGACAAGTTAAAAAAAGAACTGTCAGATATAGTTGCAGAGAATCATAAGCTTAAATCATCAATGAAAGAATTAGGAGATACAACAGAAACGACAAATGAAAGATTAGATAACGCAAAATCTATTGTTGAGTCTCTCAAAACACCATTAGAACAATTGAACGAGGATATAGCTGATTTGAAATTTGCTCAGAGTAATTTTACATCAGAGGAATTCACTGGTGCTATGAAAGAAATGGAAATGCAAATAAGGATGACTAATCCAGAATTTGTTATGTTCAAAGACGCATTAGAAGATATGGGGAAAAGCGTATCTCAGAGTTTGGCAGAAATGGTTGTCAACGGTAAGGGAAGTTTGACAAGTTTCTTAAATATTTTTAAGGATTTCATCAAACAGTTATTAGCAAAAACGATAGAGCTTGCGATTATAAATCGAGCAATAAATTCTATACTCAGATTAGAAGGAACTACAGCAGAATTACCAACACTTCCTGCTAGAGCAAGTGGTGGTACAGTACAGCGTGGAAGACCCTACATGGTGGGCGAACGCGGCCCAGAAATGTTTGTTCCCAATACAGGTGGTCGTATAGTTCCAAACGGTGCACTACCTAAAGGTGGAGGAACAACCGTTGTCAATCAAAATCTCAATTTTACAACAGGCATACAAAACACAGTGAGAGCAGAAGTTCTTAGTATGCTTCCTGCCATACAGGAAAGCACTCTACAGGCTGTTGTAGATCAAAAACGCAGGG